GCTACAAAAAAGACAATATCTTTGATAAAATGAGTGAAGCAGAAAAAATGTATGAAGAATATAAATGGATAATAAAGTGAGAAAATAATGGCTACTAAACCAAGCAACAACCCCAAGAACCAACAGTCAGGTCTTTTTAAGTCACTGACTAGATTGTTCTCTGGGCCTATCATCAACTTCCGTTCTCAATCGGGCCGGCGGATTAGGCGCCAACATCTGGATAAATTTGCTAGCCGATTTAAATCCGCGTCAGGTCAGCAATTCAAAAAGGCTTTATATAATCCTTTAGACCAAATTGCAACAAATGCGATTCAGAACCAGCGCCGCGCCGAAAGATATGTAGATTTTGACCAGATGGAGTACATGCCAGAGATTGCTTCGTCTCTTGACATTTATGCGGATGAAATGACAACCTATTCTGATCTTCGACCCATGCTGAACATCAAGTGTCCCAATGAAGAGATAAAAGCGGTCTTGGCAATTCTATATGAAAATATTTTAAACGTTCAATATAACTTGTTTGGCTGGGCTCGCACAATGTCTAAATACGGAGACTTCTTTCTATATCTGGATATCGATGATAAATATGGCATCCAGTCTGTTATTGCCCTCCCCTCCTCGGAAATAGAAAGGCTTGAGGGACAGGACTCCACTAATCCAAACTACGTCCAGTACCAGTGGAACTCTGGAGGAATGACTTTCGAAAATTGGCAAATTGCACATTTCCGTATTTTGGGTAATGACAAGTATGCGCCATATGGCACATCTATTCTGGAGCCGGCCCGCCGCATCTGGCGGCAGCTTACACTTATGGAAGATGCCATGATGGCTTACCGCGTGGTTCGCTCTTCAGAGAGAAGAGTCTTTAAGATTGATGTAGGCGCCATCCCCCCACAGGATGTCGAACAGTATATGCAAAAGATTGTTACGCAACTTAAGCGTAACTCGGTGGTTGATGCAGATACCGGTCGTGTCGATTTGCGCTATAACCCAATGAGTATCGAAGAAGACTATTTCATTCCTGTGCGTGCAGGTTCTGTGACTGACATTCAAAATCTGGCCGGCGGCACGAACACAACCCAAATAGACGATGTTAAATATTTAAGAGACAAACTTTTTTCAGCACTTAAAGTTCCCCAGTCATATCTTACGATGGGCGAGGGTGCAACTGAAGATAAAACCACACTAGCTCAAAAAGACATCCGGTTCTCGCGAACTATCCAAAGATTACAACGAGTCATTATAGCAGAGCTAGAAAAAATTGGTATCATTCATCTTTACACCCTTGGTTTCCGCGGCGACGATCTTTTGAGCTTTAAGCTTTCTCTAAACAACCCCTCAAAGATCGCTGAGCTACAAGAAATCGAACATTGGAAATCTAAATTTGATATTGCTGCATCTGCAACTGAAGGCTTCTTTTCTCGACGCTGGGTTTCCGATAATATTTTTGGACTATCTCACGAAGAGTTTATCCGAAATCAACGAGAGATGTACTACGATCGTAAACACGATGCGTCACTTCAACAAGTTGCAGAAGCCGCAGCCGCGGCAGAAACCGGTGGTGCCCTCGGCGGCGATATGGGTGGTGACATGGATATGGGCGGCGACTTGGATATGGGTGGTGATATGGAGATGGGAGCAGAGGAGATGCCTGCAGGCGATGCTGATCTGGGGGGAGGCGATGAGTCGCCACTCTTGGCGGTACCTCCGGGATCACGTAATGCTCCTCGCCTCACGCCGGGTGCAAAAGGAAAAGTTTATCACCCCACCAAGACTGACAGTCGTCCTCAAGGCGCGCGCACACGCCACCTTAAGAGCATGGGATCTACCGAAATTACTCCCCGCACCACACTGCCCGGGCGTGACATGCTGAGCGCCCTTGGGCGAGGCGTGGTAGAAACCTCAGCAGGAAGTGGCTTTTATAGCGATTTAGAACCTACTTATTCTCTAGAAGAGCTAAACCAAGAAGACCGTATTTTCGAAGTTAATCGATCTATCCGAGATTTGGTTAGTGTTCTGGAAGAAAAAAACAACCTATTAACGGAGCAAAAAGATGAAGATTAAACACAATAAAAAGAGGAATACGGCGTTTGTTTTTGAATCTCTTATGAGAGAGGCAACAGTAGCAATATTAAAGGGAGATGACAAAAGAAAAAATACCGTTCTTAAAATTGTAAAGAGGCACTTCAAGCCCGATAGCGAACTTAAGAAGCATTTTCAGTGTTATAAATCATTGTATGAAAATCAAGAGATAGATCGCCACACAAGTGAAAAGATCTTAAGAGAAGCAAAAATTGCAATGCGATTAATCGATCTTAACGGACTGTTTAAACAACAGAGTGATCTCATCGGGGACATCAACAAGGATCTCACCCCTGCCGTGTTCGGCAACTTTGTACCCAATTACAAAACGCTAGCTACTATCGATCAGATTTTCTCAGACAAAACCTCCCCCAAGAACCGAGTGATGCTAGAGGGTACCATCGTTGATAATATGACCAAAAGCCCCATATCCGAGGGCAGTGATGTCATAATAGATGATCTTACCGTGAGGTTCTTCACAGACAAGTTTAACGAAAAATATACTGACACTCTCACAGAAGAGCAAAAGCAGCTTCTTTCTTATTATATCACTTCATTTACTAATAATGCGGTAGGTTTAAAATCCTTTCTTAACGAAGAGATCGCGCGCCTTAAAGGCACGCTTGAAAGATCGACGAGTGATAATATATTTGCTGTGGATACAGAAATGACCAGAAAGGCGAATCAAATTGTAGAAAAGCTGGATAGTTTTAAAAAGACCGAAATAAACGATAATGTTTTGTTAACTGTATTAAAAACCCAAGAGTTGGTGAAGGAGTTAGATAATGGCAGTGATCATTAAAGTCGGCGCCAAGGCCAATGCTAAAAAAGTTAGACTCGAATTAGACCTAAGAAAATCTATGAACGGAGACTTGATGATATTTGATCATGGAGATATTGATATCGTACTTTCGCCTGACAAAAATAAAGTAGTTGTATTTCCCAAGGAAACCATGAATGATTTAGTTTACGGAGCACAAAATAGACTAATGGCTCACCTAAGAAAAAAGGGTATTGTGATTCCCGAAACCATCCAAGCCGGCGCATTTTATGGGTCGATTGAGGGTACCCTTGAGCAGTCGACGCTTGAAGAAGCTAGCTCAGCGAAACTGGCTCTCATTAACATTTCCAACTTTATTGATGAGGAACGCCCCTACTTTGAACATACCGAAGCCATCATTTCAATGACCGACGACGAACTTATTCATCCCGATAAGGCAGATTCCACAGAGCTTGGGGAGGTCCCTCAAGAAGTTGAGCAGGGTTCCATCCGCCGCGGCCAAGTGCGTGATCCATACTCTATTGGGTATATGTATACGGTTTGATGATGGAACTATTAACCTTTATTATATGTGCCTATGGCCTGACGCAGATCCTAGTCTATAGTGATATGCCGGTGATAAAAAGACTGAGGCCGACTAAACAAACTTTAAGCGGATATGGAAAGGTATTTCATTGTCCCATGTGTATGGGATTCCACGTAGGGTGGTTTTTGATGATACTTTCTCCGTTTACGGAACTATTTAACTTTGACGTTTCATTGGCTAACTTCTTTTTATTGGGATGGTTGTCATCGGGAACCTCGTATATTTTAAATATGGTCTTTGGAGATGAAGGAATAAAACATGAACATAAACAGTTGGACTAGCAAGTGGATGCTTCAACCCGTCCGCCACTGCTGCAAAGGGAGTTAACTAAAATGACTTTAACAGAATCAGAAATTAAAAACCTTATCGATGAAGAAATTCGGGCGATGATTGACAATGGCGAAATCGACGAGGGGATGCTCGATCGGCTTAAAGCCCGCGGTGCAGGAGCACTATCAAGAGCACGAAGTACCGCCGGCACTGTCGGTAAATCTTTGGGCGCCAAGGTAACGGGTGCAAAAGCTGCAGCAGCCACCGCGCTTGGCGCCGATGCCGCTAAGCTGAAAGATAAGCAGAGAGGCCAGCAAGCGGCCGCACTCGACGCGAAGGTACAAGGCGCCCAAAAGGCGGCCGAAGCAAAGATTAAATCTATATTGAGCGCCCACTTCGAAAGATTGAAAACCGATATTTCAAAGCTAGGCCTAGGCCAAGATCGAAAAGTTCAAGTTGCGATGCAGTCGCTTGAGACCGCAATCGAATTGGCCACCGCCGGCGCAGCCGCAGAGGGATAAAGATGAGCAAAAAACTATTAAGAGAATATTATGCACTTTGTGAAGGTGGCGTTTGCCAAGATCTTTTAACAGAAACTGAAAAAAGTTATGTTAGAGATGGCGGTATGATCCTGTCTGGGATTATGCAAATGACAGAAACACAGAATGGAAACGGCCGGGTCTACCAACACAAGACAATGGTAAGAGAAGTCAAAAACTACCAAAAACTTGTAAAAGAGAACCGAGCCCTAGGCGAGCTGGACCACCCAGATGATTCCGTTATCAATCTTAGAAATGCTTCCCACATGGTTACGGACATTTGGATGGAGGACAAAAACGTGATGGGCAAAATCAAAGTCCTCGAAACTCCGTCAGGGAAGATTTTAAAAGAGCTGATCAATGGGGGCGTTACTGTTGGTGTCTCCTCCCGTGGAATGGGCTCCGTGACAGAAGAAAGAGGCCAGACGATCGTCGAAGACGACTTTCAGTTGATTTGTTTCGATATGGTGTCGGAGCCATCAACCCCTGGAGCGTTTATGATGCAAGAAGCAAAAAAATACACCAATGAAGTATTCACGAAAGCCGATAGAATCAATCGTCTTTTGAATGAGGTGCTCCATGAAGAAGAGTGAGTTAAAGAAGATCATAAAGCCTCTGGTAAAAGAGTGTATAAATGAGGTTCTTCTAGAAGAGGGTCTTTTGTCTGGGATTGTTTCCGAAGTTGCGAAAGGAATTTCCCCTTCGCCGCTCGTGGAGACTGCTCGACCGAAACAAAACTCGATCGCCCAACAACCAAGCAAGAAAGATATGCAAGAGAAACGAAGGAAGATGATGGCGGCCGTGAATAAGGACGCCTACAACGGGGTAAATCTTTTCGAGGGGACCGAGCCTCTTCCTGCAAAACAATCTGCACAAGGTAGCGTTGATATGGGCGATCCCCGCGACGCCGGCGTAGACATTAGTTCTATAATGGGATCCTCGTCTAAAATTTGGCAGGCATTGAAATAGGAATAAAATGAAGAAAGCATCACAGGTTATCATAAGACCGAAACATCATCGGGAAAGTCCCGAACGACTGATTAGAAGGTTTTTAAAAAAAGTAAAGAAAGAAAGAATCGTAGAGGAAGTAAGAGAAAGAAGGCGATATAAGAAGCCCTCTATTAAGAAGAGAGAGAAACAAGAACGCGCCCGGCGAGCCCGGTTCCGCGAAGAACAAAAGAGAATGCGCGCACAACAAAGGCGCACTAGAAAAAATAAGTGACTATTTATATTGTAAATCAAATTTTTAAGGAGTTTTAGAATGGGAAGTTGGAATTTAGAGCCGGGCTTAAATAACGTCGGCTCCTATCAAGTTAGCGGCCAGCCCTATGCAAGTGGGAGCATCAATTGCAAGGTCGACGCCCGAACGCTTGCCGATTGCACCGTGGTATTTCCGTATGTTACTCGATGGTTTAAGGTTATTAATAAGGACGCCACAAATCCCTGTAAGGTTGGCTTCTCGGTAACAGGAGTAACAGGATCCTTCAACTACTTTACGGTAGGCAAGGCATCGGCCGCCGATGTGTACTCAGATTCTGGAACCCTAGAACTAAAAGTTTCAGCCGTCACAGTATCGGGTTCGACTAACGTCGATATCATCGCCGGCATGACGGGTATTCCTGCCATCCGCGTAAGCACGGGCGCACCCCCGGGAGCCGGTCCAAACTGGTCAGGTTCTGCAGGAGTAGGATAGGCCCATGGCTAACTTTGGCTGGGCATATGTAGATTGCGCTGATACAGCAGACGACGGTCAGGCCGCCGGCCCCACTGGATCGGTACAGTTCCTCACTGGGGCTAACGCCACCAGTGGCTCAGCACACCTGATCTTCCACACCACATCCCTAGGTGAGCATCTTCCGAACACATTGGTGCTTTCGGGAAACATGGTTATCACCGGTACTTTAAGCGCCAGTGTTATCAACTATGAAAATATATCAGTCATTGATGCTACGGGCTCTACTTTCTTTGGGAACTCGACCGACGACATTCACTCTAGGACTGGTAGCTTACAGATCTGGGCCGGCACGACTGCCATACTCACGGCCAGTGCCTACAGTCAACAAACGTTTGTGAAGGGATTTGGTGCCGGTTATCTAAAAGTAACGAGTAGTCACCATACCGCCTCTACTCATGAACATCTTCTGGGTATCGCCGCAACCGTTTCCGCACCGAGTAATATTTATCTTACGATCCCGCACCCGGGAACGTTTTCTGCAGGCGCCATTTTAGTAGTCAAAGATGAAGAGACTGATCCCCGAGGCCTTTCTAATATTACGCTAACGCGTTCCGTTACTGAAACTTATCTCATTGACGGAAATGCTTCATATGTTTTGACCGGCACAATGCCGGCAATTAGTTTATATTCAAATGGCAGTGACTGGTTCGTCTTCTAGTTAACTAAGAGGGTAACCGCATGGCATATAACAATCTTACAGGCACAGTGCTGCAGCCCGACTATTTGGTTCCTCGGGTCGATGCAGCCGGAAATATTGTCACCCCTTATGTATCAGGCAACCTCAGCTATTCAGATGCAGCAGACGTTATTAATGTGCCGCGTGTCTCCAATGCGACGAACAATGCTCTACTCACAAATGTGGGCGGAGATGCTAACACACTTACTTGTGAAAGCAATTTAACATTTGACGGCACCACATTAGATATCACAGGTGAACTGTCAGCTTCCAGCATAATTGTCGCTGCAAGTTCGATTTCCTCCTCCGGAGATGTGGCTGTATCCGGCAACGTGCACGCCACCGCTTATTATGGGGACGGCAGCAACTTGACCGGGATCTCGGCCGGAAGCGTGTCGGGATCGGCGAGAGTATACAGTATCACTGGACTCGAAACTTCAGGGTACCTTAAGGCGACGGGCTCCGTCACTCTTGCTGGCCCCGTGTCTAGTTCTAATGGGATTGGCACCGTAGGTTCCATATCGTCTTCCGGCGATTTGGCGGTAACTGGCACTATCCATGCGACGACTTACTACGGCGACGGCGGCAACTTGACCGGGATCGCCGCCGGAAGCGTCTCGGGATCTGCGAGGGTGTATAGTTCTACAGGATTAGAAACCTCCGGATATTTGAAGGTGACCGGATCCACTATCTTGGCCGGCAATATGGAAGTGACGGGCCACATTGTTCCCGGCACTGCCGACACGTATGATCTTGGGTCCGTCGCAAGCCCATGGCGTAACCTTTATGTTTCAAGTAGCACCATTTATTTCGGCAGTGACGAATTAAGTGTGGTGGACGATAACCTTAAGTTTGGTTCCGGAAGTACCACCAAGGGCTTTGACGTGGGCTTTATGAATTTTAAGAACAATGGCATCTTTATGGAACAGGGCCGCCTCTCTAAATTGGGAGCCTATCAGATTCAACTCTTTGGGGGTGTGGGTTTTGTTAGACGTACTGTGGCAGCCAACTACACTCTTAATGATCGAGATTATCTGGTGGGGATTCAGTCGGACAGTCTCAGCAATTCTATTACTCTGACGTTGCCGAGTGCTGACGGATTACTCAATGGTCAGACATTTGTAATTAAAGACGAGGGAGGCGCTGTCAGTACCTATCCGGTCACTGTTAGTTGTGCTGGGAGCGATACTTTAGATGGTCAAAATGAGGTTGTTTTGGAGTCACCCTATGCATCAATTCAGCTTTATTGTAACGGCTTAAATAAATTCTTCCTTACTTAAGATTTTAAAGGGCCGAACATTCTACTTATAAGCGACGTATGGTCTTTCTGTACGTCGAATTTGGACAGGTACGCCTGTTCACTTTCACCATAAACAAAAACTATAATATGGAGGGTTTTTAAACATGGCTTATAAATTTCAATTAGGTACCGCTGTAATGAGTGGTGCCCTTTCTCAACAAGGAGCGTTTGAGGTCCAATCGGACATCAACGAATCAACTCTTTACAAAATCGAACGTACCGCCGGTAACGTTTCAGGTTCTGGTACTTTGTACCACGCCGGCGCTACTACTTTCAGTAGCACTGTCGCTGCCACCGGTTCTGTGACCGCAGGCACTTCTTTCATCATCGGTTCCGCTGATCTCAACGAGGTCGATATGGAGAAACTTGACGGTATCACCAACGGTACTGGTGCCGCTAACAAGGCTCTTGTCCTTGACGGCAGCCGCGACGTTGATACTATCAACGCTCTCGGTATCGCTAGCATGGCTAACAACTGGACTAACGCTGGTCGTACTGTTGCTGACGGTGGTATTTTCACCACTTTAGACCTTAACGGTGGTAACATCGATGGTACTATCATCGGTGCTTCGTCAGTTGCTGCGGGTTCATTCGCGGCTGTTGTCGGTACTAGTGCCAACTTCAGTACCACTTTAAATGCCGATGGTGCCACAACACTTAACGGTGCTGTTACTCTTGGTAATGCAACTGCAGATGACCTTACTTTTACTGGTCTTGTGGCATCTGATATCGTCCCGAAGACGGATAGCACTTCGGATCTGGGTACTTCGGCGTTGCAGTGGGCAAACGTGCATGCCGACGCCGGTAACATCGACAGCATCATCGCTACTTCAGTGGTCGCTACTTCAATGACGACGGCCACGTTGTCTGGTTCTGGCAACACACAACTCGTTGGTACTCTCACTTCTATCGGTGCAATAGCCTCTTCTGGCTCTATCACCGCAGGTACTTCATTCATCATTGGCTCTGCCGATCTGAACGAAGTCGACATGGAGAAACTTGACGGTATCACTAATGGTGCCGGCGCTGCTAACAAGTGTCTTGTCCTTGATGGCTCCAAAGATGTTAATACAATCAACGCTCTTGGTATCGCTAGCATGGCTAACAACTGGACTAACGCTAGTCGCACTGTTGCCGATATGGGTGTTGTCACTACGATGGACCTTAACGGTGGTTCTATCGATGGAACTGTTATCGGCGCCGCTGCACAAGCAGCTGCTTCATTCACTACACTGAGTGGCTCTGGTGCACTTTCTCTTGTTGGTGCTGCCACAGTCATCGGCAGTTTGAGCACTTCCGGCTCGGTAAAACTTGCTGGTGTGGCTGCTGCCGCTGTAGCGGTTGCTTCCGACAGCTTGTACTTCCTTGATGGTGATGGTCTTATGAAGTCTGAAAGCTTCGTCGATTACGCTACTTCACTCGCTGGTGACGGCCTCTCTGCTTCTGGTGGTGTTCTCGCTCTTGATATGAACGAGCTTACTGAAGCTGCTGTTAATGTTGCTTCTGACTCATTGATCTTCATCGATGCAGACGGAAACGTCACTCGTAAAGATACTTGGGTTGACTACGCAACTGCAATCGCTGGTGCTGGTATCACTGCTACCAACGGTGTTCTGTCTACAGACGCGGCTGTTAGCTCGACCGGTATTGGTGACGCTAATGCAACTCTTGCAGAAGGCTTTAACTACGGTACGACTACCCTCAGCGCAGATCGCACTTGGACACTTCCGGCTGCTCCTAGCACGAACGACATCGTTCGAGTCAAAGCCCCGGCAGCGCTCGGTGGCAATGAACTGATTGTCGCGGTCAATGGCGGTACTTCTCATCTGATTGATGGGAATGGTACTGTTGTCGTTGATTCCGCCGGCGGTGCACTTACCATGCAATACGTTGGTGCGGACACATGGCTCATCTACTAGGACTTGCTTTTGCAATCTTATAGATTCGCTATTATTTTTGGATGCCCTCCTTTGTGGGGGCATCCTCTTTTTTATGTGCCTAATAAACAAAAATAATCTATTTATTGAAGACGAGGATAAAAAATGGCATACAATGTTCTTAAAGGAACCGTAGAAGGTTCCGTCGACCAGCATGGTAATCAAGAGATAGATGGCGTAAAAATATTTAAAAATACAATTAGTGCAAGTGTT